GCCAAGACACCACGATGTTGATGGGCACTTGTTCTACAAAACACATGATAACGATCCAAACGTATACAGAAACAGATTAGTTGAAGTAGTAATCGTTTATTGGAAATCTAGAAAGCGTATTGGCTTCTTGACTTACCTAGACCCAGAGACTGGAACTATGGAAGAAGTAGAAGTTGAAGACGGATTTAGAATGCCGGCTGAAATGAAAGAAGCTGGTGCCAAAGTAAAGTACATGTGGGTAAATGAGGTATGGGAAGGGACCCGAATTGACGGGAGGTTCTACGTAAACATTAACCCACTCGCAAATCAGCGTATATCGCTAGACAATCCATCAAAGTGTAAATTACCAATTAACGGTAGAAAATATTCAGATATAAACTCTAGAAATGTATCTCTAGTGTCTATGGGTATTGCCTATCAGTTAAACTACAACATTTACAAATACCGATTAGAGCTTTCTATTGCTAGAAGTAAAGATATTATTGCGCAGTTTGACATTAACATGATTCCTAAGAAGTGGGACATGGATAAGTTTATGTACTATGTAGAAGGTACAGGTATTGCGTGGGTTGATTACAACAAAGAAGGTATACAGCTGTCTCCACAGCACCAGTCTGTATTGGATATGTCGATTAAGACTATTCAGCAGTACATTATGCTTCTTGATTCTATTCTACAGGAGTGGGAAAAGCTATCTGGTGTATCTAGACAACGACAAGGAGAGATAGGTGCATACGAAGGTAAAGCATCTAGCCAGCAGGCTATCTTACAGTCATCGCACATTACAGAAGACATGTTCCGTAAATTCTCTAGGCTAGAGCAGAGAGATATGCAAGCATTACTTGACTATTCTAAAGAAGCTTGGTTGACCGGCAAGAAAGGACAATTTGTTATGCCAGATGGTACAACAGATTTCTTAGACTTGGATTCTATGGAGCACTTAGAATCTGAGTACGGCATATTTGTATCTGACTCTGGTAAGGATCAATTGAAGCTAGACCAGATTAAAGGCTTAACACAAGCTATGATGCAAAACGGTGCTAAAACATCTACAGTTGCAGAAATCTTAGATGCGGAAAGTTTCCCACAAATCAAGGAGAAACTAAAGGCAGCTGAACGTGCACAAGAACAGTTAGAGCAAGCACAGCAACAGGCTGAACAACAGGCACAGCAACAAGCTATGGCAATGGAGCAAGCTAAAGTTGAGCAAGAGAGTTTAGAGAAAGAAAGAGATCGTCAAAAAGATATTGAAGTAGCTCTTATCAATGCAGAAGCTAGAAGAGATCCTGCAGCAGAAAACTTTAACCTGCAAAAAATGATGCAGGATTTTGAAGCTAAGCAGAGAGAGCTTGACATCAAAGAAATGGAGATTGAGCGTAAGATGAACGCTGACAACCAAAACGCAGAAATACAAAGAGAAGCTAATGCTAACCAACGAGAGGCGCAAAGAAATTCTGGAGACAGCTAGAGCAGTAGGCTACAAAGGTAGTGTTCTAGATTTGTTTGATGCTGCACGCGCAGGTCAAGATATTAGCCAGATGCTTCAGCCTCAGGATATGCAGGTTGCAAATACTCCCCAAGAACAATCGCAAGGTCTACGGCCACAGCATGCAGCTGGCAACACCAATGCTTCTATGGCATTTCCAGATGTTCCCCCTAACACACCTTTTAGTACAGAAGGTATGAAGGCTCCTATCAACATTAGCAAGTTTGATGAGCAAGGGCATTTAGTACAATCATTTAAAAATGTGCCCCCAGGAATACAGAGCTTACCTACTGGCCCAGGCAAGGGCACAGTTATAGAAACACCTGCATACAAGAAAGGTGGTTACAGAGCTAAACATCAATTTGGTGGACGGGAAGGAGACACATTCCAAGAAGTAGATACTTATATAAAGCCAGGTCAAAGTACTAGACCTAACTGGGCACAAACTCCAGATGCAGTTACTAATTATACTTTTGGTAAAAACCTAGTAGATGACGAGTCTAGATTTTCATTAGGTCTGCAAGGCACTGATATACTAGATGAAATTAAGTACCGTGCAGATTTGATAGGAAGTGCGGGCATAGGTGTAGGAAATCGTAAAGGTAAAAGTTTTAGACCTGCAGGTGAAAACTTAAGAGCAGGTATTAGGGGGCAAGCTAGTTGGCAAGGTGTTCCAGGAAATGTGTTGGAAAATATGTTTCGTAGAAGCGACGTAGATGTAAGAGGTAGTTTTGAAGGCGAAGCAGGTCTTGCGTATGCTAATGGTAATGTTAGTCCTTACATGAGCGTAACTCCTCAAACTAACTTTTCTCTAAATGACAATCTGTCTCTTGGTATAGGTTATGAAATGAGAGGTAGGTATGATAAAAACCGCAATAATCCTATATACGGCAGTACTGGCACAGGTACTGTAGCCCCTCTAAGTCAAAGAGATGGCTACTCTGGTATGGGTAGAGGTGCAGGCAGATTATCCCTAAAGTATAATATGGGAGATGGTGATTTTATTGAAGGTTACTACGCTAAACCTAACACTCTCTACCAAGGCAGTATGTACCCTGTTCCTGGCGTAATGGCATTAGAAAATGAAGGGCCTAGGTTCGGTGTTAGACTTAAGAAAAGCTTCTAAGTGTTATATAATAAAGCATATACGAAAAAATAATCAAACCAAGTAAATCGGACTAATTTTAAATAATTTTGTAAAGATTAATTTTATAGACAATGAGTGACACACAAGACAAAATTGCACTTGACGACATATCTTTTGATGATATGATAGACGGTGGAATTGCAGTTGATTCAGATGCCAATGATGATAATGCTGCAGACGATTTAAACACAGACCCTCCTGGTTCTGATGACTTAGATGATGATGCTGCTAAAAAGAAAGCAGCTGACGATCTTGATGACGATGACGATCAAGACGACGATGATCAAGATGATGATTTAGATCAGGACGATGATGACGATGACCAGGACGATGATCCAGGAAATCAAGGGAGTGATGATGACTCAGTAGTAGGTCAAATTCTAGCAAAGCTAGGATATGAAGTTGACCAAGAGTATGAAGACACTACTGAAGGTCTGTTACAGTTAACTCAAGATATGAGTGGTAAAATGGCAGAAGATCAACTTGATCAACTGTTTGAACAATTCCCACTTGTTAAAAACCATCTTGAGTATGTTCTTAACGGAGGAGACTCGCAAGAGTTTATGCAAGCTTATGATCCTAATTTGGATTATAACAAAATTGAAATCGGGGAAGACGATATTAGGAGCCAGAAGTCAATCTTATCAGATTACTTTGCTGCAAAAGGTCACGACAAAGATTTCATTGAAGAGATGCTTGAAGATTATGAGGATACAGGTAAGCTGTTCCAAAAATCACAAGCAGCTAAAGATGCATTAGCTAAGCAGCAAGGTACGCAACGACAGCAATTAGTTGAGCAGCAAAAGGAGCAGCGAGCTAAAGAGCAGCAAGAACAAGAAAAATTTTGGAACGGTGTCTATGAGACAATTAATACTGCAGATGAATTTGCAGGCATTGCAGTTCCTAAACGAGATAAAGCTAAGTTCTTTGACTATGTGTCAAAGCCAGTAACTAGAGAAGGGTTTACGCAACGTGACCTAGACCATAGAGAGGCGCAGATGGATGTAAAGCTAGCAATTGATTACTTGATGTACAAAGGATTCAATCTAGATAAAATCATCAACACAAAGGCAAAGACAAGAGCAACAGCATCATTGAGAGATAGAATCTCTAAGAACGAGGAGCGAGTCAAGAGTGCAAGAAAAGCAGGCAGACGACCTTCAGCCGACGTAGACTTAGACAATCTAGACCTTGATATATGATAAATGGCAATTTTAAAATGCGCTAACTTTAATAATTAGATAAAAAATGGCAATTAACGGAACAAACATTTCTGTGCAAAAGACGTTTTACAACGACTCACAGATGACTGACATGAACAGTCTTGCAAATGCTTTGCTTTCTAAGCCGACTGAGTTATCTCCAATCATCACTCACCTAGCTGGTAAGGATGACAAGCGTTTCCCATTATCTTTCTTGACTGAAGGTGTTGGTAACGTAAAGTCTATCGACCGTCTTGAGTATGAATACCGTGTGGCAACACACCGTTTGAGAACTCGTCCGGTTTCTAAAGCTCCAAGCGTAACTACTAACGTAGGTCTTGCAGGCGCTAACTTCGAACTTGAATTCCCAGACAAGCACTTCGTATTTCCTTACGTACTTGTGTCTCAATCGGGTGCTCAAGCTCGTATTATGAAGGAACCAGAATTAGCAGCTGGCGGTTCAGGTTGGAAATACACTCTACAAGTAGTAAACCCATCTACTACTGCTACTGTACCTGCAGCTGACGTTGCAGTTGGTGCATTGTGGGCTCAAATGTTCGCACCTGTAGGTGTTGATTTCTCTCGTGGAAATGCATCTAACTGGGAAACTCCAGGATTGGTACGTAACAAATTGACTACAGTTCGTAAGTCTTACCACATGTCTGGTAACGCTAAAGAATTTGTAGCTGAATTCTCTCTACCAACTAAAGGTGGTTCTACTACCAAGTTGTGGATGGATTACGAAGAGTACTTACACATGCTTGACTTCAAAGAAGAGTGTGAAATGTACTACTGGTATGGTGAGAAAACTTACGATGCTAACGGTCAAACTTTCATGAAAGATGAAAATGGTCAGCCGGTTATCGTAGGTCCTGGTTTATTCCAGCAGATCATCAATAAAGACACTTACTCTACTATGACAGAGACTAAGCTTAAGAATATCATCGGTGACTTGTTCTACGGAATGACTGATGCTGCTCAGAAGCAAATTACTCTGTACACTGGTACGGGTGGTGCACGAGAGTTTGATGAAGCTCTTAAATCACACTTTGCAGGATCTGCAGGAGGCTGGAAAGTAGGTGGTGAAAACCGATTCATTACAGGTAGCGGACGTAGCTTAGGTATGTCAGGTTACTTTACTTCGTACGAGCACGTCGATGGACACTCTGTAAACGTGGTTAAATTACCATTGTTTGATCACGGTGCTGTTGCTCAAGCTCGTGCTAAACACCCTGTTACAGGTTACTCACTTGAGTCTTACCGTATGGTGTTCGTTGACCAGTCTAACTACGACGGTCAGAACAACTTACAAATGATCTCTAAGAAAGGTCGTGAGATGATGCGTTGGTGTGTAGCTGGTTCAGTTGTTCCAAAAGGATTCGAATCGACTTCTGCAAGAGCATCTGATGTAGACGGGGCAAGCGTACACATGTTGAAGACGGCTGGTCTAGCGCTTAAGCGTTTTGACACGTCATTAGACATTCAGTGTGTCGCTTCTTAATAAAGGCGTGTAACGCGGTCTATATATTGGTTTGGTTGAGGTTGTGGGGAGCTTTGCTCCTCACATCCTTACTTTAAAATATAGGAGAGTTATTCTTTCCACCCTATAACAATTAACTAAAAAGAACTGAATTTATGAGTAAAAAAGTATTCATTAGGAGAAAGGACATGGATAGTCACTTACCTAAAGCGGTACGAGCTGAAGCAACAACAAAGCTCAGCAGCGTCTATGTAAATAGGCAACCTTTGCACGGTTTTAGTGCAGAGGACAACAAGAAATATCTAAATGGGATTCTTGACGTAGCTCCCGATCACCCAGATTGGCCACGCCACGTAAAACAATTCTACGCAGATTTGACTATTCCTGTAGGATTTACAGGAGTTGAACTAGAGGTAGGTTTAGATGGTGACAATAACCCACTAAGCATAATGGATTACATTAAGTACAATTTTGCACTTAAGCATCCACATGTAGCACTGACCAAAGAGGAGATGGATGGTAACTTTAACAAGCGATTCTATATCCAAGATCTGACAAGAGAAGACAAGGTTAAGAACAATGAAATCAAACTTAAGAAAGACGCGGACAAGGAGTTCATTAAACTTTCTTCTAGTTTACCAAACATGAAACGTGTATTGCGTTTGATGTCTAACAGCAATCCAGAGCGTATGACTGAGGAGCAGATTGAAAACTCGTTATACGAGTTGAAAAACAAAAATGCTAAGAAGTTTTTACGTATTGCTACAGACAAACATTTAGAACTAAAAGCAGAAATTGATGAAATGATTACTGCTGGAGTTCTTAGAAAAATCGGAAATCAAGTTATCTTTATTGATGAAGTTTTGGGTGACACAATTGATGATACAGTTGTACATCTAAAAGACAAAAAGAATTCCGGTAAACTAACAGTCCTACGGGCTAAATTAAAAGAGTTGGCATTGACTTAATATGAATGTAACTGAGATGCATATCGCTGTACAGCAAGGAGTGGATAAGATTAATTC